CCGCCGACCGTGGACCAAGCCCCCAAAATTAGTTGGGGGCTTTTTTATTTCGCGGTCAAGTTATCCCAAATTATTATTACTTATCCCATTGACAATCTTCGAGTCGGTGCTATAATCGATTGAAATTTTCGATTTCATCGTCAATCGATTATAGCACCGCATGTTATTTTACCACGATTAAAATAACTGTTGCATTATCCCAGAAAATCCTATATAAAATTCTCAGCATGGCAGAAAGTAGAATATATTATGTCTCATGAAGTTGAAACTATGGCTTGGGCCAATGAAGTGCCTTGGCATCGTTTGGGTTATCAAATTGGAGATGACGCGACGCCCGAACAAATTTTACGTGTTGCCGATCTTGACTGGAATGTTAATATGAAACCTGTACAATGGACAAATGCTGTTGGGGAATCTCAAGAGAGTGAAAAGTATTTCTCACTTGTTAGAGAATCTCACACTAGGCAAGATGGAACAGTTGTTCCAGAACAAATCTTATCTAGCGGTCTTACCGATCAATATAAACCCATACAAAATATGCGTATGGCAAAATTCTTCAATGAATATATTGATAATGGTGTTGCGACCATGGAAACAGCAATGAGTTTATTTAACGGTCGTATTGTTATTCTTGTTGCTAAAACTAATGAAAATTTTGAACTTGCTGGCGGTGATAAAATAGAACAATACTTATATTGTGCTAGTTATCATACAGGACGCGATCAAGTGAAAGTGCGTTCTTCATCTACTAGAGTTGTATGTAATAATACTTTTAGTGCATCTCTAAGAGAAAACGCGGCGGTGCAAGGTTTAATTAGTCATAGGTATGATTTCACTACATCTATTGAAAAACAAGTGAAGGAGGATCTTGGAATCTCAGTAGAGCAAATGAAATCATTTAAGGAAAAAACTGAATTCTTAGCTACTAAAAAATTAAAAGAAAATGACTTACTCAATTATCTTTTAGTTGTTTATCAACCAGAATTATTGAAAGAAAAGAATTTCAATGTTTCTAAATTGATGAGCGATGGTTACGAGTTCAAACCTAATATGAATGTTAATAGGTCTTATGGTGCGTTCCATGATACATTTGAACAAAATGGTAAGACTTATAAACTTAAAAATACAGGTAATGATTTAAAATCATGTTTTGATGATACATGGTGGAAAGCGTTTAATTCTGTTACATACAATGAAGATCATCTTCGTGGTGGTAATACTAGAGATGAACACAGAACTAAAAGAGCATTACTTGAAAACAATTCTATAAAAACTAAGGCACTTGATGTTGCCTTAGAATTAGCATCTTAATATAATACCCTTGCTGTTGCCATGCTGAGCAAGGGTATTTTTACATATCAGAAACTAAACTAGGGTATATAATCGAGAGCCGAGCGAAGCGAGAAATTTGTCTCTCGATTATATACCCTCCTGTCGTTTTGTCAATGGGATTTTATGAGATTATTTTAAAAAAGATATTGACTTGTTGATAACTATCCTATATGTGTGGGACATGCTTTTCAATAATAAATCGATCAGTTTATTATCCTTCTGGCTGAATATGGTTTTGTCAGGGATCAAAGGCACGTTGCGAGGGTTTATATGGACAAATGTCTGCGTTTACCTCAAGGCGGTACAAGTAGGGGTTGATATCAAAACCGCATGTAGATATATGATCTGGTACTTGAAAGTTGGGGGTGAGTTCATAGCAAAGCCCTCGAAGGGGAAAAGCATTTGATTTATTGTTCCGAGTGTGATGTGTGGCTTGATTCCGAACAAAATTGTTTTTGTGATGAAAGCCATGATCCACTTCTTATTAATAATCAATTAAAACCTATTGATGAATTAATTAACGACCGCGATAGAAATACTACATTTAGGGCTAGGCAAAAAGAAAAAAGAACTGGATATAACTCAAAGCCTCATTATAGATATAATACTTATAGATAGTCGGTACTATAATTGGAATACCTATGGAATAGAGAATGTATTCCAATTATAGTACCGTATTGCACTTTTGTCAATGGGATTTTATGAGATATTTATCTTGCATTGTGGATAACTTTTTGATATTATCACCATCGGAAAGTAGAGGTGATATAAATGAATAAAAAGAATATTATAGTAGTTAAACAAGATGTAACTGGACAGTTCGTAGAATATTCTATGGACCCAATCGCTAGGTTTGACAATGTAAAGGACGCAAAAAGATTAATCGAAGCAAAACAAATTGCTTATGATTTAGAAATGCAAGCGTCTAATCTAGAGCCTAGATATAGATTCTTTGCTGTTAATGAAATTAGTAAAGATGTTATAGACGACTTATCCTAATTCGCGTCCTTGCGAATTGCTAGGGGCAAAAGCCCCTAGCACATACTGACACAAAACTGACACACCCCACCACCCCCACCCCCTAAATAGTAAATTAGGCTACAGCTGTGTGCTACGCTGCGCGATGTTTGTCAGATACACCCACCCCTAAATCTGTACAAACGAATATATTGATTGTCCCATAAAAATATTATATAAAATTTTTCAAAATGGTTACTCAGACTGAGATACAGTTACAAGAACAGTTAATACTAGAACATTTGAAAAAATTAAATTCTGCTGAGAAAAGCTTCATACCTTTTGTCCGACACGTATGGCCAGACTTTATATCTGGATATCATCACAGAAAAATTGCAAAAAAATTTGAGGACATACGGGATGGTAAAATTAAGAGATTAATTGTAAATATGCCACCAAGACATACAAAATCAGAGTTTGCATCATTCTTGTTCCCTTCGTGGTTAGTGGGCAATAATCCTAAATTAAAGATTATACAAACCACACACAATACAGAACTTGCCGTTAGATTTGGTAGAAAGATGAAGAATCTTATTGACAGTGATATTTATAAACAAGTATTCAATGAGGTGGCCATATCCGCCGACAGTAAAGCAGCAGGAAGATGGGAAACAAATAAAGGTGGCGAGTACTTTGCGGCGGGTGTTGGCTCGAGTATCACGGGCCGTGGAGCAGACTTATTGATTATTGATGATCCGCACTCGGAACAAGATGCATTATCTGATACAGCCATGGACAGCGCATGGGAGTGGTATACCTCTGGTCCTCGTCAGCGTTTACAACCTGGTGGTGCTATCGTCATAGTTATGACAAGATGGTCAACAAAAGATTTAACAGGTAGATTAGTAGAGGCACAAGCAAAAGAACCAAAAGCAGATCAATGGGAGTTGATAGAGTTCCCTGCCATACTACCAAGTAATAAACCTATTTGGCCAGAGTATTGGGATATTGATACACTACAAACTACCAAAGCATCACTAACCGAGCAAAAGTGGCAGGCACAGTGGCAACAAAAGCCAACCTCAGAAGAAGGTAGTATTATCAAACGTGAGTGGTGGAAACTATGGGAAGAAGAAGAGGTGCCAGACCTTATACACGTTATACAATCGTATGATACCGCGTTCAGTAAAAAAGAAACAGCTGACTATTCTGCTATCACAACATGGGGCGTGTTCAGTCATCCAAATAGAGGTAATCCGCAGATAATATTACTTGATGCAGAAAAAGGAAGATGGGAGTTTACAGAACTCAAAAAAATCGCTATGGATAAATACAAATACTGGGAACCCGAAACGGTGATCGTAGAAGCAAAAGCTTCTGGACTTCCGTTGACAGATGAGCTAAGATCATCTGGAATACCTGTTGTTAACTTTACACCGAGCAGGGGTAATGATAAACATGTAAGGGTAAATTCAGTTGCGCCTATGTTTGAGTCTGGCCAGGTATGGATACCAGATGAAAGGTGGGCGGAAGAGGTTATTGAGGAGTGTGCGGCTTTTCCTTATGGTGACCATGATGACTATGTAGATTCTACTACACAAGCTCTCATGCGATATCGTCAAGGTAACTTTGTACAACTTCCCGATGATCACTACGACGAACCACGAAACACGGAGCAAAGGGAGTATTACTAATGACTAACTTAAACAAAGCAGAAACAAAAGCTTTAAACAAAGCTTTAAAAGACAAACCAATGATGCAAAAATTTATGGAGGGAAAATCTAAGAAAAAAAAGGATGGAGTTATTTCTTTTGAAGAATTAGAAGATAAACAAAAAAACAAACCTAAAATAATGGAAGCAGCAAAAGGTGGCCTAGCAGAAGCTACAGCTAAACTAAAAGCAAAAGGATTTAAAGAAGGTGGCATGGTTGTAAAAGAAAAAACTGTTGCCATGGACAAATCACCAAACAGCGGCTTGATTACTGTAAAAGGTTTTGGAGCAAGTAGGAGAACGTAATGGCAGATAAAAATAAAAAGTCTTCATCTCCCGGAGCAATAGAAGCGCAAGCACTAGCAGAGCAAGCAAGAGGTTTAATATCTGGAAGATTAGATCCTGCTAAATTAGTAAGAGTAATTAGCTTGTTAGGCGGAAAGAAAAAAGCTAAAGGCGGTATGATGAGAAAAGGCAGAGGCGGATCTGTTAAAAAGAAAACAACAAAAAGAAAATAATGAGTTACCAGTCAGCCTCGATCGCACGCACCTCTGACTGGAGTCGTCTGGCGGCGCAAGCCGCCAAAACGACGGAGTAATTATGGCAGAACCAAAAGTAGCAACAACAAGAGTAGATCAAAGACCATTTGCTGAAATACTAAAAGAAAGTGGTTTTACTAAAAAGGTAGACGGTAAAACTGTTGGCAGTTTTAACGCGTTTGAAAAACATTTAAAAAAAATAAATAAAAATCTTACGGTATTTAGTAACGATCCTAAAATGATGGTTCAAGTTACAAATGAATTAAACAAAGTTAGAAAAGCAAAAAATTTAAAACCTTATACTAATGTTGGTACAACGACCGCTAGAAGTATATTTGAAAATCTTTATACAAAAACAAAAGGGTTTGAAGGTGTATACGCTGAGCCATTTTCAAAAGCAGAAAAAGATAAGTTTACAAAAATACAATTAGACGTGCAAAAAGATGCAGACAAGAAGTTTGGAAAAAAAGAAGATTTAAATAAAACACAAGCAAATAAAAAATTAACATACATGGCTAATCAAATAAAACAAAAGATTGGTAGTAAAGCAGCTTTAAGACTTGGACTTTCAATTCCTGTAATAAAACTGCTCTTAACAAAAAGTTTATACGGGACACCTTTAGCTCCAATAGCAGCGGCTTCTGATGCTGCGTTTCTAGCAGAGAACCTTGCGCCTGTTGCAGAAGAAGCAGCAGAACAAGTAAGTGAAAAAGTTATAGAACCAGCGGCTGAAAAAATGGTACAAGGAGAAAACATATTAACAGATTTTTTAATGTCTAAATTAAAAATGAGAGGAGGCGGTATGGCCAATATATTTGACATGACAAGACCTGTTGGTTATGCCAACGGAGGATTTGAAAATCGTATGCAGATGTTGAGAGAAACAATGCGTGACGATGAAAACAAAACGATGAGGAAACCAGACGTAACTGGAGTGGCTGTGCGAATAGCACAACAACAAGGAAATACGTCTGAAGATAATATTAATCTAATTATAAAACAATTAAACGCTCTTTTACCGTCTTTGACAAAGACTGAGGATGATCGTTTAACACCTGCGTCTAATAAAGGTATTGCATTTTTTAGAGATAAAATATTAGAAATGATGGGTAAAAAATCTAGTCCTGCTCAAAACAGAAGTGTAGGATTTGGAAGAGTAGAGTAATGGCTGATTCTAAAGAACAATTAAAAAGAAAAAATTACTTTGATCTTAAACGTGATGAGTTTATGGCTATGGACGAATATTTACAAAGTCCTATTTCTGAAATAGATTTAAAAAAGATGAAAGTCGGTGGTGTTATGGATATTAACACAATGACACAACCAGCTGGTCTAATGGAAGACGCAGACAATTTAAAAATATTAGGAATGAAATTAATGTTACAAGAAGCGGCTGATAGTTTAGATGATTTGGATAGAATTGAAAAATTAAGTCCAGATGAAATAGTAATAGAGTTTGAAAGTTTAATGGGTAAAAAAGGAGCATAATGGCTATTGAAAGAGAAAACGCACCGATAGATCTAGAGATAGAACCGAACTCAGATCAACAAATAGATGCACCAACCATGGACGGTGATGCGTTAATGTTGGACGATGGATCAGCAATCGTTAACCCTGCTGAAGACACCTCGGACCAAGGAACATTTAACGCTAACTTAGCAGACCTAGTGCCAGAAGATGAATTAGAATCCTTAGCGGCAGGACTCATGAAAGATTATGAGTATGACAAAGATGCGAGAGCAGATTGGTTAAAATCTTATACAGATGGTTTAGACTTACTAGGATTTACATACGAAGATAGATCAAAACCTTTTGCTGGTGCAAGTGGTGTTACACACCCACTATTAGCAGAAACAGTTACACAGTTTCAAGCGCAAGCTTACAAAGAGTTACTACCTCCCGAAGGACCTGTTCGCACGCAGATAATTGGAGAAATAACTTCTCCTGTTGAAGAACAAGCTCAACGTGTCAAAGAATTCATGAATTATCAAATTGCATATGAAATGGAAGAATATGATCAAGAGCTAGATCAAATGTTATTTCACTTACCGCTTGCGGGCAGTGCCTTTAAAAAAGTTTACTATGATGCAGTAAAAGCTAGAGCAGTATCAAAGTTTGTTCCAGCAGAAGATGTTGTTATACCTTACATGACAACAGACATGGAATCATGTGAACGTATTACACACGTTGTCCGTATGATGGGCAACGAGTTACGCAAAAAACAATTCGGTGGAATGTATCGTGATATAGAAATATCACCCTCTTCAACTGATCCAAACGAAGCACAAGAAAAATATAACGAATTAGACGGTGTCACTGAAACACAAAATGCAGAGGATATACTTCTGTTAGAGTTTCATTGCGATTTGGACATACCAGGATTCGAAGATAAAGACGTTAAAACTGGTGAAGTTACTGGTATAAAGTT